CCCTTAAAAATTGCCATACGCCATGCCTCCTTTACAGCCCCAGCGCGGCAAGCTGCTGTTCGATGTAGGTGCGCTGCTCCAGCTCGGCCACAAGGTGCATTTCTTCAACGACCTGCCCGGTGGCAATGTCTGTTTTGCTCACGCGCTTTTTGCCGATGCTCGCCACAAGGCAATAGTGCTGGTACAGCGTGTCGTAGATAATATCGCCCTTTTTTATACCTTTGGCCGGGTCGTCCTCATCGGCAATCCTTGTCAGTCGAATTTCTTCAGTCGCAGTTTCATCCATGAACGCGGCCTCGAACTCAGCCGCCGTCATGGCATCCTCTCCCATGTGGATTTCCATGCGGCTGCGGGCGTTCGGGCTTCCGCTCGGATAGATTGCCGTACCATCCAGGGCATCGTATCTTTTTCCATTTTTCAGTGTGATTTTCAGCATTTTTCGTTCCTCCGTTCAAAGTAAATAGCATCCATTCATTTGAATAACCGCATTTAAGCCTCTCGATGTAGCTCCGGAATCTACTTCTAATATCAGATAGTAATTCCCGTTGGCCGAGTTTATGGTAAAAATATCACCGGAGCCAAAAGTAACATCGTACCCGCCAAGCGATTCTCCGGTGTCGTGATATATAAGGCGTTGAACCCAATTTCCGTTGATGTCGCCAAGAGACACCGATACTTTCGAAAAGGCATTGGTGATGTAAGCGCGCAGGGCGGAAAAGTACAGTTTTGAATAACCAATCGAACTGAACGGACCGAGTATAGCACGTCCCCATCCTCGTTCAGTGCCACCGAATGCGTCCACCTTTATATCCGATCCGTTGTTCGTCACAGTGAAATATGGACCATACCCAAGATTTTGCGTTTTAGCAACTGGTATTCCGGGGTATACTTTCTGCTGACGCTGCCATACAAGCACATCGTTGAAATAATACTTTTTTAACTGCACATCATTAAACCGAATATAGCTCGACTCGGGGATAAGTACGTCATTTTGGCGATAGCTCACGTCGTTCGCCCCTCCTCAACTGTAATACACCCATAGATCTGTTCCGCTCAATCCCATGGAAAGGTTAGACGCCCGGCCCGCAGTTGTCGCGTTGTCCGCGTAAAGAGCGGCATAATATTTGCGCGTGCCGTCTCTGTTGTTCGTGCCGGTAAACGGGAAATACCAGCTATTTCGATTGCTCGGGCCGGGGTTGTCTATAACAGGCGTAAGTCCCGCAAGTTTTGACGAATCAGCTGCTTTCTCTGTTTTCCCCAAGGCCCCCACAAGGGCGGCAGTAAGCTGCAAGATGGCCGCTTCGCTTCCATCGAACGTGGCTACAACTTCTCCCGCGGCATTTTTCAGGGTGAGAGCATTTGACACTTTTTCGGCCTCATCCACCACGCCGTCGCCGTCCGCATCGTATGTGCGGGAGCCAACCAGCTCCGTCATCCGCACCTCAACCTCCCCGCCCGTCATGACGATGAGCGGACCGGCGGCGTTGTCAATGTCCAACGGGTCGGTGGCGTACACTTCCGGCGCGGCTAGCTGGTAGGCTACTTGGACGGGTGTGCCAGCTTCTTTTTGGGCGGCGAGGTAGGCTTTCCAGTTCGCCAGACCGCCTTCGTCGCCGGTATAATCGCCGTTTGGGTTATATACTACTGCCGCACCGTTATCAGTAAGCCCGATTTTTCCTTTGCCATATGCCCCATATGGATAATGAGAACACACACCATTGACTCGATTCGCAGGCGTTGGCCATGCGGCGCTATAATCGAGATAAAATATGCCCGCGTAAAGATGCGAAGTTTCCGTCCCATCCAGCTCCACAAAGCCCACGTTGTACGTCACAACGAGCTTTTCAGCGCTTTCGTAGTCCTGCCGCGTGACGCACTTATCCTTGACATCGCCCACGCGTCGCAGCGGGCGCGGAATCGGCAGCTCGGTAACCTCATCGTTTACCGTAACCGACGTTATACCCGTGAGCGCCACAGGAGCCTCTGTTGTCCCGCCCTGTACGTTCTCGCCGTAGAGGGTAAGAGCATCAATGCGATTCGCGCCCGCGTAGGCGATGGAGACGGGGCTGCCGCTGTATGTAACGGGTTGGCCAGAAGCAAAATCTTTTGCCATTGCCGTATTCTCCGCAGCCTCTTGCGCACTTTGTTCCGCCTGTGCCTGTGCCGCCTGCGCCCCTTGCATTGCTTGTTCCGCCGCAGCTGCCTTCTGTGCAGCAGCCGCAGCGCTGGATGCAGCCTCCGATGCCCTCTGCGCAGCAGTTGCTACTTTTTCGTCCAGAAGTGTACCGGTTTCAGTTATTTTCTGGTCCAGAGCAGCATCCGCAGAAGCTACGATTCCGTTCAGTTCCTCTTTCGCCGTTTCTCCGGCCACTATCGCCGCGTCTCGCGCCGTCTCTGCCTGCTTTGCATATTCACGCGCAGCAACAGCGCCCATCGCCTGCGGGATCCCAATATCGAATACCGGTTCTGCCAGCGTCCCGCTCTTCTCCACCGTAGGTTCGCTTTCCTCCGGCAGTTCATGTGCCTTTATGGTAATATCCGGCGTCTGTCCATACAAAATATCAAGCTGCGCCTGCAGCACTGCATCGTCCGGAATGTTCCCAACCAGTTCCGCCATCAGAAGCTCACCTCCTCCATCACACAGAAACGGTGCGGCCCCAGCACCGTGCTCACCCGGTTGCCTCTGGCGCGCGTAAGCTGTACATCGTACTGGTATTCTCCGTAATCAAGGCCGCTCGTATCCTCCGGGTCTATCGAAAACAACGGGCCGTCCTTTTGAATCACGTGCCGCGCGTCATCGGTAGAGCGCTTTACCGTAAATACCATCGCGTCGCCCGGTTCCAACCTGTACTCTGCACCGTCCGGCTGCGTCACACGGACGGAAAATGATGCACTGTCTCCGCGCGTCAAAAAAATATCACCGTACTCAACCTTCAGCACGATACCGCCCCCTTTTCTTTCAGTATAAGAGAAACAGGGGGGTACTTGTCCCCCCTGTTCCCCCAGGTTTCAATGCTTTTGTCCGTATTCCTTATAGCTGATTTTCCAGCCGCCGACGATCTCCCACAACGCCTCACGCTGGCCGTCTGAATATCCGCCGCGCCGCAGGTACGCATATAGTTCCTCCTGCTTCGGATTGGTGCCGACCGCTGAAAGAATGTCCAGATATGCGTTCCCGAGCCCGCGCTGCTGTGCCGCGTCGTACTTCTCCTTCTGCCGCTCGCTTGCGTACTTTTTCCAGAGGGCTGCTTTGTCGCTGTCGCTGACGCCCAGCCTTGACGCCGCCTCCAACGCCTCCACAGAGCTCACACGCCCGTCCTCGTCTGCCCCGGTTTCCTCCAGCATTGCATTGAATGCTTTCAGCGTTTCCTCGGATACGCCGAGTTTCTGCGCGATATATTCGTCGCCAAGCCACTTGCGGATGTCCTCCACATCGTACAATGCCTCTCCGCCTGTCATCAGCGCGGTCAGTTTTTCCTCTATGGCCGCGCGTCCGGCGCTGTCCGTCTCTATGTACGCTTCCTTGTATTCCGCCGTAACGGCAGCTTTCAGCGCGCTCTTTGCCGCATCGCGCGGTTTTTCTTCTCCTTTCGCCGTATATTCCGCAACCTTTCTTTCCCACAGTACGTCCAAAACGTCCTGTGCGCGCTTCATGTCGTCCACATCTATTGCCTTGAGCATATCCCGGTTCTGCCACGTAATGCTCGCATGGATGTGCAGCGGGTCCTTGAACTCGGTCACGTTGTCATAGAACGCACGCAGGTCGCGCAAGATGTTGTTGAAGCCGAGCCCGGTCCCCAGAGACACCAGTTTCGCCGCCGAGTACGACACCTTGTACCACGTTGTTTTGGACTCTCCCTCCCGGATTTTGAGGAGCGTCTGAATGAGCTGCGTGGCCGTCTCGAACACGGCAAGGTCGTCGCGTCCCACGTCGTACCCCTGCGCCATGGAAAAGATATCTTTCACAAACGGGATGTTATTGACCATTATGACGTTGTCCACGAAGTTCACTCGCAGAGCATCCAGATATTTTTCATCAAACTCCTTGTCCTCGTCGTCGTCCCGCAGCGCGTCGATCAGCCCCGCTGCCGCCGCCGTGGCCGCCGCAGACAGCGCATACGCAGCAAGCGTGCGTCCCAGCGCCTTCTTTGCGCCAGGTTTCCCGTCGCGCACATCCCGCAGCGCCGTGAGCACCATGTTGTAGCTCTTCATGGGTTCGCTCATAAACGCCGTTGCTGCGCGCGAAATTCTGTCCTGGTTGCGCATAATGTGGCTCCTGTGCAGCACCGTGTCCACTACCTGCGTGCGGTCAACAACCTCGTCCATTTTCTCCGATACCGCTGTATAAAACGCCTCGCTCCCCGCGTCAAGGTCCGTCTGCGTGTCCTTCACATAGGCCTCGCACGCGCTCCACAAAGCACCCCATGTCACGGAATCCGCGTATCCGGCGGGCTTCATCATAAGATTTCTTGTTTTTTCAAGTACGGTTTCATCGCCCACCATCACGTTGCGCATGTTCTTGCCTATCGCAGTTTCAAAATACCCCCAATCCTTCCACACGGAAATCGCGCTGTGCTGCTGCGCCTTCTTCATACCGGAGCGGATGTGCGCAAGCCCCGTGGCAAGGTACTTCGGCGGCAGAACTGCTGCGGCGCGCATGTATGCGGTCGGCTGCTGAATAATTACGCGCAGGTTCGCCCCCACGGCGGCAGCCTTCATTTTGCTCATCATCTTGTCGTCCAGCGCACCGAACGCGGTGCCAACGTCGCCCGTAATGCCGTTGACGTCCTGCATCAGCTTTTCAAAGTATCGCAGCGCCGCGTTGCCGTAGGCTTGCTGAATGCTCTTCTTCACGCTCCCCCCCGTCTCGTGGTCCTGATAGTTGTACCACCGCATCGCGTCCTTTGTGGCCTCCGCCCATGCGTTGTAGGTCGCCATGTCCGACACATGCCTTGTAAATGTGTCAAATGCATCGTCGAGCATCAGTGCATTTTTCGCTTTCTCGCTCGTAGGCTTCGACGCCCCCATGTTCGCAATGTGGTAAAGTCCCGTCTGGTTCGCCGTGCTGTCCTTTGTGTCTGTCTGCGTTTCGTCAACATGGATTGTCCAGTAGTTCTCCTCGGTGAATTTCCGGTATCCATACATCGAAAGGCTGGTTTCATTGCCCCACTCGGCTACAGTGCTGGAAAGATATTTCTGCATTGCGTCTGCAACCTGGCGCTGCTTATCCGTAAGCGTACCCGTAATCGCCGCAACCTGCTCCGGCGTCACTTTATATGTTTTCATCTGCCGCACCGTTTTGCGTCCGGCCTTCACATACCCAGCTACACGGATGCCGTCTCCATACAGGTGTTTTCTGGCCTGTTCGCGCTGGTTCAGCACATACAGCTCCATCACCTGAGCCGGTTTCAGTCGCATTACGCCGTTCGATACCTGGAACTCCGCTGCCTTCGCGCTGTCGCCGGTCCATTGGCGCAGCTCCTTCGCTCTCACCCCGTCCAGCGTTTTTTCCATAAACTCCTGCGCGTCTTTCAAGTGCCAGACGCGGCGGTTGAAGCCGTCCCGAAGCTCTTTCCATACGCTTTCCGCCGCACCTCCCATACGCGTGAACCAGTCCATGGGGTTCACCATGTCCTCATTCAGCATATCGGATATTTTTTCCATCGTCTTGACCGTGCCGTGTTCCCGGCGCGCGTCCAGCTCTGCGATTGTGGCGTTGCCCAGCGCGGCCGCGGTTTTGAACTTTTTGTTGGCGAGCGTCTGGCCGTACTTCACAACCATGCCCTTCAGAACCCGCACGATAAGGTCAAGGTCCTCGAGCTGGTCAAGCGTCGCGTCGCCAAGGGAGGCAATGCCATTTTTCGCATCGGTCAGCCCGTTGATAACCACTGTAAGGCCCGGGTCGCCCTCGTACCCGTCGATTTTTCCCGCCTCCGCGCGCTCCAGCATCAGCTTTATGCTTTCTGCCGCGTTTTTCCATTTTTCAGCCGCCTGCGTGCCTTCCCGGCTCGTGTTGAAATCAATGCTGTTCAAAAAGCGCAGGATTGGCCCCCGCATCTCCTCGGGAATATTTTTCTTGTCGGTCGGGCGCTCCAGCCGTTTCGTCAAATCCCACACATTGTTTTTGATGCGCGAGATATGCTTCGAGCGCTTCGCTCGCTTCCGCCTTGCCAAAGCCTGCTCGCGTTTGCTTTGCAGCATCACGGCACGCTGGCGTATCATACGCTCACTGGCTTTTTTCCTTTGCGCCGCGTTCGCTTCGCGCAGCTCCCGTATGCGTCCCTCATACCGCGCTTTCTGCTTCTCCAGCGCTGTTTTTCGCTGTTCTGTCATCCGAATGCGGGTTTTCACCAGCTTCTCGCGCTGCTTGTCCGCAAAGGTATGCACCTCCGGCAGCGTAAAATACCACTCGTACATTCGCTGCGCCAGCTCATAGGCCGCGCCGTCCATGTCTAACCCATACGGGTTGACATAAGACGGGCGTACCATGTCCAATGCCTCTTCCACCTTGAATACCTGTTCCAGCTCATTTGTATCCGCATCGAACATCCCGGGCCATTTCTCGCTGATTTCTCCCCACAGCGCGTCCAGCGGCGTGCCGTCCTCTGTGGAAAGTTCCATGCGTCCGAAATTCGCGCGGCGGAAAGTCTCATAGCTCCCATAGGTCGCCTCGATCTCCGCGCGCACATTCTCTGTAACACGTATTTTTGTTGTGCGGAAATAGTCGCGCATGTCTTTATACTCATTGTATAGCGTATCGTCCATCTCGCTGCTTTTGCTCAGCACGCCGCGCGCAATTCCTGCGGCAACGTCCATCACATCATCCCACACGACGTTTTCGCCGTTGGCAATGTAGTCGAACAATCCGCGCAGCTGCCCGTTCAGTGCGCTCCTGTCGTAGCCGCTTTTTGTCTCACGCAGCATCCGGCCCGCCACAAGGTCAATTGCACGGTCGCTTACCCGGTGTCCTTTCGTCAGTTTAAATTCGTCTTTCAGAGCCTCCACCTGCTGCGCAAGCTGCTGGTTCTCCCATGCAAGCCGCCTTGCCTCTTCGCTGGATGTCTCCACACCCGGCAGGCTGAAATGGAAATCAGCTACCATGCTGTTATCAGGCAGTGCACCGGTCTTGTAAAACTCTCTGAGGTCGTTTACAATGCGCGAGCCGCGCACATTCCCTTCGTACCATTTGGAGGCGAGTGTGCTTCCATCCTCCCCGGAAACATCCAGATTGAAGCGGTGTGCGTCAGCCCCAAGTGAATCCGCCATTTTCCGAATTTGCTGCATCTGTTCTGCACTCGGCTGCACAATACCGGATACATCTACGCCCGGGCTTTCCGCCATCACACGCACATTCCCCTCTGCGATGAACCGGTTCAGAGCCTTGGTTCCATCAGCGTTTTGTCCTAATTCTGCGGGGCCAAATACAGAAATGACCTCCCGATGGTCCTTCGCGCGCTTTGCGCCGCCGTCAGAAAAATCCAGCATTTGCCCATCCGGGAGAATGTACCCGGCAGCTTCAAACCGCTCCGTCGTACCGAATTGCGAAACGGCTGTGTCGCGGTGATAGTCCTCCGGCGTCATGCCGCTGTCGCGCACAGCACGGTCGTATTCGCTCTGGCGTGCCTGAGCATCGGTCCATGCCTGCTGCTCTCGTTCGTCGGCATATTTTTTTGCCTGCTCGGCAAGGGTATCCTCACGCTGTTGCAGCTGTACCGCGCGTTCCTTGAACGCCTGCCGTTCCTGTTCGTATGCCTGCCAGCCGGCGGATTCTTTTTTCCATTTGCTCAAGCCAAATACACCTAGCTCTTTCAGCTTTTCGGCACGTTCGGCAAGAACACGCTGCGTTTCCGCGCTCTCTTCCCACTCGTTCTTTTCCCGGCGCAGCTCCCGTTTTTCCTCCCACACGGCGGAAAGCTGTTCCTGTATCTGCTGCTCCGTCATCACCGGACGGCTGAATTTTACAGAATCGTCTGTTGCATTTTCGCCGGGCTGTGGTATACTATTTATAGAAGAGACTGTCCCCCTGTTCGTTTCGGACGTATGAGGCGTTGGGCCGCTTTGCGGTGCATTCGCTGCAGGGCTCGGGGTCTCTTTTTTTGAGCCTGCATACATCGTCTGAACCGTAAGGTCATGGTGCTTTTTCGATACGTATGTAACAACAGTTGTACGGCCATTCAGTGTTTTCACAAAACGGATGACAGGTTTCCCCTCATACTGCTGCGTATCAAGCTCGATTTTGTCCGGGCTTTGAATGATCTGAGGTATCGACTTCAAATCGTCAATTGTAATTGCGCGTTGTCCACGCTTAATTTCCGTTGCTTCATCTCCGTGTGAATATTGCAGAATTTTCTTTACCTCAGACGCTCTTAAAGTACTGTTGTATCCGCTGACATCCAGCCCTGTTTCCGAATAAATCTTTTCCGCCAAATTCATCGGGATTTTCCCGAAATACATCTTTTGTCCCAGATTTTTTCCGTCCAACGCATCGTGGATGAAGCGCTCAAGTTGCGCATCATTCTCATAAACAACGATTCTTGAGTTTTTTGCCCAGTTCTCTCTCTCGTGTTCCGAATAGCCGTCAAGCGAATATTTCACGGCTCCGCCGTCACTCGCCTCCGCACTCGCGGGGGCGTTTTTCTTTGCCAGTGTGTCGCGTGTCTCCACGGCCTTGTCCAACTCGGCCAGTACCTGCGCGCGAAGCTGTTCGGCGTTTTGTAGCCGTGCGCCCGCCTCGGCTCCGGCCGTGCCGTGGCCCACGCTGGCAATGTATTCCCGCAGGCTGTCAACCAGCTTTTTCAGCCAGTCCACCAGCGTCTGCAGCACGGTCTTTTTCTCCTGTTCCGTGTACCCGCCGTCCTCGCTCATCCAGCGCACAAGCTGCTCCACGCCGCCGTCTTCGCTGAATGTGCCGCTCAGCGCGTCGTTTACCATTTCCCCGGCAGCGTCGGCATATGTGCCGCCATAGCGCTTTTGATAAGCCGAAATCATCTGGTCGATGCCGTTCGTGTCGTTTGCAAATCCGTTTTTCTTCGCCAGCATACCCAGCATCGCGTGCTCGGCCCGCGCCATCCCCTCCGGATTGTACGCGCGTCCATATTCAAACAGCTCATGCGCCACGGTCTCATACCGGTTCCCGGCCTGCGTGCTGAAGAAAAACGCACCCATCTTCTGGCTGAACGCGCCGTTGGCCTCCCGGCCCCGTCCGTCGCTCAGCGCATCGCTCACCTGCACCGCCTGCCCGGTCTTTTTGGCAAGCAGTGTATAAACGTTCTGCAATACCTCCGGTGTGTTTTCCTGCGCATTTTCTCCGTAATGCACCTCCGCCCGCACATCCGGCGTACTCTGCACTGCCTCTGGGGCTTTCCGCTGGTTCAGCCCGCGCGCATTCGCAATGCGCAGGGCCGGTTCATAGTTTTTCCCAAGCGTGGAAGCATACGCCCCCGCGTGGGTGACGGCCTCATCGTAATCCATACCAAGCTCACCAAGGCGCTTGAACACTTCATAGCCGCGCTCGTAGGTTGCACGGTCCACATCGCCCTTGAAATATTCCTCCATGATGCTGCGGTCCCGCTCCGAAATATCGGCCTGAACGACACTGTTTGGTGTTTCAGCCTTGGGCAAAGCAGTTTCCCTGTCCGGCTCGCTGCGCGTCTCCTGCGCGGCCTCAGCCGCTTGCGTGGCTGCCCGTGCGGCGGCTTCGTCCCTGTGCGCGTCCGGTTCCGCCGCAGCTTCCCGCTGTGCAAGCTCAGTGCGCTTCAGGGCCGCGTCGCGCAGCAAAGCGTTTACACGTGGCTCCGCCCGCCGCTCCGCGTCCTCTTCCTGCTGGTCGTACGCTTCGCGTAGCATCAGCATCACATCTGCGTTCCCAGCCGTGTCCTTGCCCGCCAGCTCCCGCGCAAGGCGGCCTGCGTCGGTGTCTTCGCCCTGCACAAGCCCGTACTGCAAAGCGTTGTAAAATTCGCCGCTCTCCGCTGCGCGCGGCGCGGTGTATCGGTTTGACGCGGCGTTGTATGTCATACCGGCTCCGGCGCTGCCCATGCCCATAAGCGCGCCGCCCGCGAATGCAAGCCCGGCCTGCACGGCAAGGTCTGCTGCGGCGTGCTGCTTTGCTTCTTTCTCGCTCGCTCCCTGCGCAATATACTGTTGTACGCCAAGGTTATAGTCGGAAAGGTCGCCCATGATCAGCGTGTCCGCCGCAATGTTCGCAAGCTCGGTGAAAAGCTCCTCGCTTCCCTCGCCCAAAATGCTTTTGCCAAGGTTCTTCACAACGTCCAGAAAACTACGCGGGTCGCTTTTCGCCATCCACGAGAGATTTTCAATGCTGTACTGTTCAAACAGTCCTTCAAAAAAACCGGCGGCAATTCCAGCGCCCATCGCCTGGCTGTCGGAAGCGCCCTTTTCCTTTGCGCTGCGCACCGTGCTCGCCATGGCGCCGCTGCCCATCAGCACACCGGACAAAGCCGCATTTCCGCCGCTCATCGCCATGTTCGCAAGGCTGTCCGCCCAGCTCATGCCCGTCTGGTACACAAAGGACGCGGCTTTCCCTCCGAAGCCGCCGCCAAGGCTTTCTTCAATGTTTTTCCCCGTCTCGTCGCGCACCGTGTCGCGGTACAGTCCCATAAGCTGCTCCGGCGTGTTCACGTCAATGGGCGCGTAATCGTCGGTGAACGTGTTGCGCGCCCACTGCTTTCCATAGTCCAGCGCGGCGGGCAGGTTCAATGCGTTCGAAACCACGCTTGCCGCATTGTGCAGCACCGGGTGCTCGTCTGCGCTCTGCCGCGCGTCTTTGGCAAACGCCTCCGCGTATTCCGCGTTCTTCATCTGCTCCGCATACCGTGCCACAGATTTGGTATTCTCTCCTGCGGCCTGCTCCAAAGCCTCCGTTGCAGCCTGCCGCTCCTTGTATGCGTCCACAAGCGCCATCTGCTGCTGCACAGTCATCCCAAGTCCGCTTGTGTCCATCATGCCGGGCATCATATTCATTTGCATGTTGTCCCAGCGATCCGAAGCTTCGTTCGCGCGCTCCACGGCAGATTTCCCGCTGTCGTCCAGTGCGCCGTACGCAGCCGCGTTCTGCTCGTACCACTTGGCTTCTTTTTCGCGCTCGGCGGCAGCGCTCTGTGCCTCGCGTTCCTTTGCCTGCTCCGGCTTTACCATATCAAACAAACGTTGTCTGGAAAGCGCCTGCCGCCCAAATTCTTTGAACTTTGTATCAATCTCGCGAGCTGACGGCATCATACGCCGATTATTTTGTTCCTGTATCACTCTGTTTACAGCTTCCGCACGGGCTGCGTCACGCCCTTTTGTTTGAAATACCTGCTGAATATGTGCATTCCTGTCTGCGTCATAGCGCATCCGCTCCTGCTGACGGGGCAGCTCTCGGGCATATGCCTCCTGAAACGCCTTTTGATATGCCGCTTTCTGGGCCGGTGTATATTCTTCATATTCTTTTCGCTTGCGTTTTTGAATTTCTGCCATTTTTGTCCCTCCAGCATTACAGTGGTCTTGGCCATTCAGGTCACAATTGTGATCCCATAATCGTCAGTTGGGGAATGTACGTAGTTTTAGCCGTAGTTTTCGATGAGCCTTTGTTTTTGGACGACTTTTTCTTTGCCTCTTCTGCGGCTTTTGCCGCAGCCTGTGCCGCAGCCTGTGCCGCCCGGAATTTTGCGATTTCCTGCGACGGCGTAGAGCCAGCCGGACGCATCGCAGCCATGCCGATTCTCTGTGGCGGATACTCTCCTTCATCATCGTCATCATCATTTCCGCCACCGGAAACCTTTTGCACCGCCGCCGCGCGCGCAGCCGCCTCCTGTGCCACCTTGTAATCCCACTGCGCCTGCTGGAAGTCAAATTCCTTCTGCCAGTTCTGCTGGTTCTGGTAATAGTCGCGCATGCTTTCCCAATCCCCCACGGAATCGCGCCAGGAGCCGTAGTCAAAGTTCCGCTCCGTGTCGTAACGCCCTGCAAGATAGTCCCGCATGCTCTCCCAATCGGAAACCTTGTCCCTGTATGTGCCGTAATCGAAATTGCGTTCCGTATCGTATCGGCCTGTCAGGTAATCCAGCATGGATTCCCAGTCGGAAACCTTGTCCCGGTACCGCCCGTAGTCCGTGTTGTCCATACCTTGCAGCACGCCCAGCTTGTCCATCATGTCGCTGCCCTCGCCACGGTATCGCGCATAAGCCGCGTCGTAAAGTTCGGGAATCACGCCGTTCAGCTGGTTCAAATACTGCTGATACGCGCCGCTGCCTGCCGCTGCGGCATAGCTGTTGCCATACCCGCCCGTCAGAGCGGACGCCTGCGCCACGGTGTCCTGCATGGCCTGTTTTCCCTGCTGCACATACTGGTTTTTATATTGCTGATACAGCGGGTCTGCGTTAAAGTCGTAATTGAATGCCGGACGGTTCAGCACCTGTTCCAGCAGACCGTTGATTTGTTCATCCCAGCGGCCCACATAATCGCCGGGCTTTGCCGCTTGGTGCTGGTTCAGTGCGTCAAGCGCCTGATTCACTTTATCCCCCGGCTTATATTCTCCGGGCCTTGCCTGCTCCTGCTTGTTCAGCCGGTCCGCAAGGTCAAGCACCTTGTCGTTTTCCTTGTAGTCGCCGGGGTTGTTGTTCAATACTTCATCAAGCGAAGTACCATACTTTGATTTCGCCATAAGCTCCCTCCTAATCCGCACGCACAAGGCACGGCGTGCCGTTTATATTCCCGTCTATGTAGTAGTGGCCGTTTACCATCAGCCGGTTGCACTTCACACGGCCCTGAAAATAGTCCAAATCTCCGCTGTCGAGCTGCTGCGAACCGCCGCCAAGCTCGACCTGGCCGTCATTCAACCGCAGCACCGCCCCGCGCATGGCAGACCCGGCGGACCCATACTCATCCGAAATAAGCGCAATGCCGTGCCCTCCCTCCTCGTTTTCAACGCCAAGGCCTCCGCCGGAGATAATAAGTATTTTTTTTGGCGTGATGCGTATGCCCGTGTCTCCTCCCGGTATGCCCAGGTCGCCGATGGATATCACGGTTTCCGTGCTTGCTGCGGAGCTGTCGATTGCAATATTCGTGCACGTCACTTTTCCCGCGTTGTCCACTGTGAAGGTGTACGTGCCGTTGTCCGCACCAATGCGAAACCCGCCGTTCAAAATCGTCACGCCGTCTGCATCCAGCACCATTTTCATATTGTCAACCGCCAGACGGAACCCGGTCAGAAGCTGTTCCAGCTCAGAAGCAGCGCCTTCGGCATCCTCAATACGGGACAGCAGCCTCCCGTTTGCCGCCGTGAACGTCTGTTGAATGCCTTCAATTTTCCCGGCTGTATCCGCCGCCTGCTCCAGCTTCAAATTCACGCTTTCGGAAAGATTTTCCTCGTCCAGATGCCCCATCACATATTTGAGTTGTTCCGTCAGCTGGAACAAATAGCTTTTGATTTGCCTTGCCTGCGCGGCGCTCAGACGTTCCGGGTCAAACGCCGGGATGCTCAAGCCCTGAAAACTCGCCATTTACCGCACCTCGCTCCCCTGTTCCATAATTTTCGCAATGCTGTACAGTCTTACGCCGCCTTCTCCCCACAGCTTCAGGCGGATATGATCGCACCGGCGCAGCAGCACCGGTATGCATACGCTTTGCAGGCCCGTGGGGCCAATGCGCGCCAATTCCTCAAAATTCCCGCAGCTGTCATACTCCACCGCAACCCGAAGATGCGCCGCCGCAGGCACCGCCACACGGAGCTGCAGGCGGGAATAATACTTCCTGTCCGCGTCCGCAATGCCAAGCGGGCCCGAAACAGCCTTAAACGGCACCTTTCCCTCCGGCTCGCCGGTGCCACCGTTCAGGTCCCACAGCACGCCCTGCGCATCCAGCATGTGCAGCACGCCCCCGCACAACGCAAACCCGGATGCGTGCGCGCCGTCCTCACGGCACCATATTCCTTTTTCCGTGTCATAGGTGAAAAGGCTGTATTCGCCTGCCGCATCCTTCATGCTGATATAGTAAACAGGCCCCGCGCTCCCCGCCGCTGCGGCGGAGTATCGCGCCGTTCCAAGCGCCGCGCTCACGCCTGCGGGAAGGCTTCCATCGTAGCTGCAAACATCGGAAGGGCTTTTATAGAAAAGCGTTTCATTTACCACGCACAGGCTTTTCTCGCTGCCCCGCTGCACGCCCCTGCAATCCACTTTTGTGATCTGATAGTTCGAGGGCTTCGTGCCGAACACCTTATGGATGCAGTTTTCTTTGAAGAACAGCACGTATCCCAAATGCGTAGCCGCCCCCGTAAACGGACCATCCGTGCCGACCGTCGCCGCGTAGCTGTCCGATGCAATGCCCTGGTAGCAGTACCAGTTTGTCGGGTCCCCCAGCTTGCAGGCGTAAATTTCATTTTTTTCACTGCTGCAGCCCCAAACCCGGTTTTCGTGCTCGGTCAGGAACTCCATGTCAGGCGCTCTGCGCGCCACGGCCACAGCGCCCTGCTCCGGGGTCTGTGTAAATGTTTCATCAATGATGCCCGTAACGACAATGTAGTCATCGCCCTGTTCCCATACAATCATCGTCGTATTGAACTGCTCATCCTTGCATCCCGATATTTCTACCGCGTCGTACGCAGCAAACCCCGCCCCAAGCCCGGAGCATCCAATGCGCACATAGGTCGTGGGTACGCTGTTCCACAGGTTTGTCGCGGTTGAATATACCCGCAGCACATGGGGAGCAGATGAGGTATCCAGCCAATAGGTGTACTTTGTGCTGTCCGGCGCTTCGGTGCCTGTATAGTAGTTCTCATACGGCGTGCCGTCGACGCTGCACAATGTAAATGTCACATCTTCGGCACTGGTATATTCCGCCTCCAGCTGCTTTACAGTTCCGTCCGCAGTGTTGTAAGCGATCTTGTCCGGCCACACCAGCAGCCATGCCCCCATGCTCACAAACTGTTTTTCACCAGGCTGCACCACGCATATCTCCGCGCCGTCATAATACAGCTTCCTGTCGGACACCCACGCCAGCTTTTCCTTTGCAAAGATGCCGCCAGCCTGAGGCAGTGTACGCACTTTTGCACGCGGCGCACGCACACCGAACAACGGGTAATATACAGCAGTAAGATTTTCGCATTCATAGAAAGCTCCATCCGCAGGCGTATCAATATGCTGATATCCACGGAACGCACGTATATGCTCCCGGCTTGTTTTGATAGGATTCAGCTCAGGCAGCGTCATATCTCCACCCCGCTTTTGTTCCAGCGAGGCCCCGGGAGCGGCTTCACCGTGCTGTTGTACCACCGCGCATACTGTATGTACGCGTTGTTGTATAAGATCATGCTGTTTGTATACCGTTCCAGCTCATTGAGCGCAAGGTCAATCTGGCAGCACAGCCAATACACATACAACTGTGCATGCGGTTCAGGGGCGAGCAGAACGGTGTCCCCCGGCGTGAGTGTGCCATATCCCGCAAACTCCACCGCGTCAGACCCCTCGTGCCGGTCTGTCACGCCTGCCTTTACCGCGCGTTCCACACGGTCCAGCCACTCCACCTTCGCCGCACGGTGCACCGCGTTCGGCTTGAGCGCATCTGCCTGCCGGATGGCGTCGTCTATCGTCATATCCTTCCCTCCCATGCAAAAAAGCGCGGGAACGGGATTTCTCCCACTCCCGCGCCTTGTCATACAGGTCTACTGCCCGTTGGCATTGCTGAACATGTATTCGAACGCCGCCGCCTGCTGTGCCTGCGAATGCTCGATGATCTCTGCAACGCCAGCCGGTACTTCAACATCCACGCCGCGCTTGATAAGATACGTCGCGCCGTTCAGCGCCACAAACAGCTCGCGGTTGTTCGGGTGCGCCGGGTCAATCGGCAGGCGAATCGTGACCTTATTCGGTATGACCGCCGCCTTCCTGCTCTCACTCATGGTATTGCCCTCCTCAGTTGGCTTTCACGGTGCCGCTCTCCGTGGAACAGCACTCAAAGCGTACAATGTACTCCGGCACCAGCAGTTCACTGGTTTTCAGCGCCTTCCAACCCACGGTGCTGCGCTGGTTCAGCGGGTCAGCCGTGCCCGCGCTGCCTTTCTGCTTGACGATCATCTCAAGGCCGCCGCCGTCCACCTTTGTCTTGCCGTATGCGTTCGCACCAAGGAACAGGCAGCCAAATACCGAAAGCTTACCGGAGCCGCCGTCCGCCGGGCAGGTGTCGTCATTGTAGATTTTAGCCTCTGTGGTTTCCACGAAACGCACACCGCCCAGTTCACCGATCTCGCCCTTGAATATATTTTCAGGCTTTGCGTACTTGTGTGTCTCCTGCCATGCGTCTCCCGCTTCCATCATCAGGTCGTACGCGACCCACGGATGGATAATACCAACATAGTACCCGTCGATTTTCGGTGCATTCATGCTCTTGAGGAACGCGGCCACACGGAACACGTCCTTTACTCGCAGCAGCGCCGTCTTATCCAGCCCAGCGCGTGTGGTAACTGGCGTTTCAGCACCGTCCGCCGCAACCTTCGGCGCATAAAACACGTTTGTACCGCTCTGCAGCACCTCACGGGTCACAGTGTCCAGCGTGCGCCCAGCCTGGCTTCCGAGCAATGCGGTCGTCTCAACGATCACATTGTCAATGGCCGTCAGGTCCAGCAGGTCAGACACCTCAACAAAATCGCCGTACTGGGATACCGTCGCCGTAATGGATGTCACGTTCAGCGAGTTACCGGCGGGTGTAACGCCCTCGGTGATGGGCGTGCTGGCCTTGGGCAGACTGGAAAACTTGCGGAACTCGATGGTCTTACCGCCGTTTCTGGGAATGTCCCGTTCCTGCCCGAACTGGTCGTGTACAAGGTTCGGCTCTGCCTCGTCAATCAGTGTTTTGTCGTAAAAGGTTTTCATTTCCGGCGACAAATCGTTTCCGGTCGCCTTCAACAGAGTGGTCTGCGTCCCACCTGGAGTGAATGCGAACGCCTGCAACCGCAGCCGGGCACGGTGGTCCGTCAGCCTGCGGAACGGCACCTTGCATATCCTGTGCGTGCGCCTCGCATCCCACAAATCATACAGGCATACCGCACACAGTACGGCCGCCAACATAAAAATCGAAAAAACAAACATAAAAATCCTCCTTTTCCCGCGCGTCAGAAGGAAATGCGCTCTCCTGCGCGCGCTCTGGCAATGAGTTCTCTGCGGCCCTCCCGGGTCAACTTGTTCACATCAATGGAAGTCTGCGCCGCGCCATTCCCCGCCGCACCGTTCTCAGGCGGGCGTGAAGCCTTTGCCTGCAGCCCGGACGTAACCTTCTGTGCAACCTGCTGTGCGGTATACTGCATCGCGCCGCCGATGATTTCATCCTTGTGCGCCACCTCGTATGCGGTCTTTGCGTCCACGCCAGCGCGTATCATCCTCATAAACGACGGGTTTTCGCACTCTTTCTCCAGCTCAAAGGACGGATAAAACTTTTTTGCCTCATCCGCCTCGTGCATCAGCTGTGCATACGCCTGGTCCTGCGCAGCTTGCCGCGACCTCTGCTCGTTTACGCGGCGCAGCTCTGCATTCTCACGCTCAATGCGCTTGATTTCCTTGAGCTGCTTCACGTCAATGCCCTTCTGCATGGCCTCGGCCTCATAGTAGCTGTCATCGTCCAATACGGCTTTCACCAGTGCCGCCGGGTCTTTCGCGTCCGTGCCATACTTTTCCTGAAGCATTTCCACCAGAGGAGAAAGCGCTGCAAGCTGCTCCTCACTCGCTTTTGCCTTTGCAAAACGCTTGTCAATCAGCTCCTGCGTGCGCTTCGCAAACTCCTCCCGGTATTCTCCCTTGATGAGTTGCTCAAATGCCTGTGTTTTATCCGCAGCGGGTGCCTTTTCAGCCTCCACAACGGCCGGTCCGTTCGCAGCGGCGTCCTGCGTCACAGTGGTTTCGCCCGTCTGCTGCGCGGCGGCCGCAGCGTTTCCGTCTCCGCCCGGAGCACCGGCGCCGCCATCGGCATAGCGCTGAATGCTCAAAAAGATTTTGCACATAAAAACATCCTCCATCGTCTTTCCGAAGTGTCCGGCGGTCCTGTCCCCGCCTTATAACAAAATCATACCAAGGCTGAAGCAACATTTACCCCCCACTTCCCCCGAAAAATAAAAAGGGCACAGCGTATGCCATGCCCCGTTTTTTTATTGTACCGTCCCGTTTACGCGCACATGTTCGGGATACTGCCGCGCCAGCTCCTGTACCGCCAGCTCAAACGTCCTGAACAGCACGCGCGCAGCTCCCCCGGCCCCGTACATTTCCTCCCGCCCGTCTCCGCTTTCGTATTTGAGCAGTGCGCCGCAGTCGTTCAGCCCCGCAGCAAGGGCATAGGTCAAAGCGCTCACTCCCGCGCATACAATATCGCGCCCGGCATCGTCATATCCGGCATGCCCGTCCACAAGTGTGTAGAATCTCCTTTTATCGCGCGCCAGTTCAATTGTTGTCATTTCGGCGTCGCTCCTTCCAAAGCGCGGCGGCGTGCCTGCGTCGCAAGGTCATCCCCTGCCATGGAACGCCCCATGCCGTCCGTTGTCACGTTCTTGCCGTCCTGCGCAGGCGCATCGCCCTGTGCCGTCCTATCGTCCTGCGCAATCCCCTGCAGAATGGTCGTACCGTTCTGTGCATCTACAATCGCTGCGAGCTTCGCCATTTGCTGGCGCATCATTACAAGCTGCTGATACAATGTACCGTTTGCCTGAACCCGTTCCACAACCTTTTCCTTGCCGTCAAAGTCCATCATGTCCAAACATGCAAGGCTTTGGTCTGCGAGCTGCGGATTGAAAAATCCCAGACCATAAAACTCTTTCGCCAGCTCGTTCTGCGAAAGTCGGCTAAATGCGCTCTTCTTAGCCGGAATAACCGTGACATCGAATATGGGGAGACGTTCCCCCAGCGTCACGCCAAACTCTTCCCCCATATCCTGTCCCGCAATATTAGCATTGCTGAATACCGCATAATCGAACCGCCCAGCGTCTCCTGTGATGCGGAAACAGCGCGGCTCGTCATAAAATTGCCGCATCAGCTCGATGCACAGGTAGCATTCTTCCTTAAACGCTCTGTACCCGCTTTTGAGCATATCGCGGGACAGCTTGCTCCCGGCCTCCTGCAGCGCCGCAATCGCGCTTGCAGCCGTTACACCGCTCGTCGTAGACCCTTGTGAAAAATCCCTGTTCCCGCTGGTCTCTTTCAATTCCTCGATTTTGTTGTTGAGAATCTGCACATATATCCCGGACAGCGGCGCATATTCGAGCTGCCTCAGCGCATCCTCGCCCAGGCTCCCGCTTGTATGTATCAAATCGCTGTCCAGGTCCATAAACTCCTTTTCATTGACGCCGCCGTCATCCCTCACAAAATACCGTGCACGGCTGCATGCCTTCGCGTTGCGTACAATGCTCCTGTCCAGTTCGTTGATCGCCTGCTGGCATCCCTTCATCACGTCAATGTATCCAAACCCGCATGGGCTTCCCTCCACCGGAAACAGCGTGTCGAATACGAACGGATATTTCCCGTGGTCATAGTAACCGCGCTGTGCGTAAGCCGGGTCGTTTTCGCTGGCGTACAGTACCGTTCCGTTCACGAATTTGCAGAAGTGCAGCGCGCCGTTTTTCTTGTAATACCAATCCACCACCGCGCTTTTTTCGCTTACGTCCACCGCATCGTCGTATACATACCGTGCCGTGTCGATGCACGGGCCGCTCAGCGCGCCCGCAAAAGGCCACCGCTCGCGTATCGTATCATTGTTTACAAGCTCAACGTGGAACAGCGCCGGGCTTTTCTGAATGTCCGTCACGCCCGGCTCCCAAAACAGATTCAGCACATCAACTTTGCGAATATCGATGTCTCCGATTCCGTTTTTCCCCGTGTCCCAGAATACACCTTTTACGCCTGTTCCCTGCTTGAGCTTGTACCACCATACATCGCTGTACACCTGCTCATATCCGCCCTGTTCCAGCGCCACAGGCAAAATCTTGGACAACGTTTTTGCCGTCTGCTCGTCATCGCGTGCGCGCGGCAGCACATTCGGCTCCGGATAGTTGTCCATCGCATCCGCATGCTTGTTTGCAATGGAATTAAACAGCCATGCGCTGTCCGGGGAATCCCCTCCGCCGTCACATCCGTGCAGCTTCCACCAGTTTTCATTGTCCACAATCCGCCGTGACAAAGCCTCTTTGCCCTGCTTATACTTCTCCAGCAGTGCCTCCGCCTGCCGCACCTGTTCTTTCCCCACAGGGCCTCGCAGTCCGGACGGCTCCGCCTTCATCGCCATGAGCAAAGTTTCGTCCGCGTTATCCGGTTCAGGCGTGCCCGGCTCCATGTGGGCCTGCATGCCAACATGTGCAGCCGCATCAAAAGCCTGCTGCAAATTCCCGTTTTGCCGCGTATTTTCCTTTTGAGCATCCGCACCGGGTGCTCCCGTTTTCTTCTTTGCCATATGCATCCTCCGTTTCAAATCTTGTATCTGCGCACATGCGCATCCTTGTACAGGTCTAACGGATCGCTCTCCGGCCTCCGCCTGATCTCGTTTTTACGCGGGCTGATTGTATGTTCCATGAACACATACCGCACCATATCGTATATATGGTCCTCTCCATCCGTGTCGATGTCCTCAACATGCTTTTCGTCATATACCAGTGCGGGGATGGTCCGTATAAAATGCTTGCAGGTGGAGAAGCAATAAAACATGGGTATACCGTCCGTATCAAACGCCAGCCGATAATGAAATTGCATTTTCCCGGCAATGCGCGTATTGTCGCCGCCTTGCCAGTAGATAAAGTTCGGCGCACGTTCCATCATGCGTGCCACGCTCTCTCCACGGCTTTCATCAAAAATGGAGGGGTCCGCAATCCCGGTAATTCTCCGCCCCGCCAGCATCGGGTCTTCTTTTTCAATGCGCCGTATCTGCGCCGCAATGTCCACCGGGTTCATCTTCACGCCTTTATTCGGCGTACCGTCGCAGCCGTAATACTCTTTGATGTGATATAGTCTGCCATCCTCATCCGCCGCGAACCATCCCACCGCAAACGGCTTTGCGTATCCAAAGTCGAACCCGCGCCAAATCCTCCAGTGCGCCGGTATCGGGAATGGGTCTATTACATGCGTCCACTGCATGTCCCCGTAATGGGCGGGGTCGTTTCGCCATTCCATAAAAACCTGCCCGTCGAAGCTGTCCCAGCTTCCGTACAGCAGTGCGTTCTTTTCCGCCTCCGGCAGCATGGCAAGGTTTGCCAAATAGTTCGGGTCATTTTCAAGCAGCCTCCGGTTATCGAATACCGTGCTCGGCACAAATATACGGCTGCGGCGCAGTGTGATGCGCTTTCCCTCCGGTGTAACCACATCATACTCCCCCACGATCGGCGTAAGCGGAGGCGCTGCCGTAATGAACCGGTCCTTCACCCATCCATGTCCAACGCCGCCGGGGTTTGCGCTGGCGCGGATATACACCCGTGTGCCCGGCCCGTTGGGGCGGTTTCGGCTCATCAGATAGCTGTACTGCACCCACGTGAATTGCGTAAGCTCATCAAATGCAATAAAATCATAATGCTTTCCCTGATAGTTAAACCGGTCCTCATCCCGCTGCATATTCCCGAAATAGATTTTCGCGCCGGATGGGAACGTCCATACGTGCTTTGTCTCGTTATACGATGCCTTTGGGAACGCCGCGCCATATACCTCCCGGCTTCTGTCCACAAGGTCCGTAAGCTGAGGGAACGTCCGCCTGAAAATAATTCCCCTGTAGTGCGGAATATGTACCTGCCGCAGCGCCTCGGCCAAAAGCGCGTCGCTTTTCCCGCCGCCTGCCGCGCCGCCATATAACGCCTCGTATTCCGGCCTTTGCTGAAACGCAAACTGTTTTTCCTGCGGAGACCAAATGCTACCCATCCGTCTCCTCCTTCAGCACAGGAGCCAGAAGAACCACGCCGGTTTCATCGTCGCTGCGCTCCACCTTCTCCGGCTTGTCGCGCCATTTATCCGGCTTACGGTTTTTCAGCCAAAAGATTTGTGCTGTAACGTCTCCGCACAGAGCTTTTTGCAGAAGCGCCTTTTCCACCTGATAATCAACGACTTCTTTCCCCCTTTTTAGGGCGTCGGAAATGTCGGGATGTTGTTTTTTCCATTCGTACAGAGTGGTTCTCACAACGCCGCATTTCTCGGCAATTTGCTCGTCTGTAAGTCCGTCTCTTGCCCATCCCTCCAGCAGCGCAAGCCCTTCCGGCTCAAGCCACTCTGCGTATTTTCCTTTTGCCATAGCGCTGCCTCCCCTCATCCCATACTACCAGATTAAAAAACGCCGTGCCCCCCGATTTCCCCGTAAAAAAAGGACGAGGCATCAATCCCCGTCCATTTCATGAACTTTCTGCTCTAAGAGTTTTGCCAGCGTGCACCAGCATTTACAATCATACATAAAACAGTGCTTTTCCTGAAACCGCTCCTTGTCAGATTCGCTGCGGAACCGTGTCGCGCACTCCGTTCCATGCTCCATCCCGGAACAGGTTATGGCATACTCCGAATCCCTTATGTAATACGGACACTTCGTATTCACCGGCCCCCGGCTCCAATACCGCGTCACCCCAACACCTCCCGAATCATACTTTCTTCCCCGGCCTGTATGGCGTACCGGGGCGTTTATAGCATTCGTGCGGATGTATACCGCGCGGGACATCCGTATCAAGCAGATAGTGGCACGCGTTCATAGCTCCGGCCCCTCCATGCCGCAGCGGCCTGTAATAATAGCAGCCTGTGCATTTGACGACATGCCATCCGCCCGGTTGCTCCTGCGGCTTAGATGCTTCTTGCTTTAGGCGCTCATTTCTCCGCTTCAACGCCGCTTTCGTACTCGCAACGCTCCGCTTATGCGCGCACGCATTGCAGTATCTGCGATTTGGAGCGTATACGAACTCTGTACCGCAAATCTCACATTTTCCCGTTTTTGTCATCATATCGTCCACCAACCACCAGACACGCCCACATAACAACAGGGCAGGACAGCAGTAATACAATTCCCACAGCCTTTGCGAAAGCTATGATTATTTCGAGCATTCCGGGGCCTCCTTAAGCCTGTTTGCCAGCCTGCTCACCTTGTACCTTCTGCGGTTTTCCACAGCGTCAAAGCACTCGTACATCATGCAGAGCTGCTCCATCATGATGGACACGTCCGCGATCTCGTCAACGATGGCATCCGTTGCCGCTGGCTTTTCGTTCACGCCTGCCCTCCGCATTTTACAAATCGCCTTGATGAGTTCGCTCATTTCTTCGATGGCTACATCTTCTTGAGCTGTCTGGCCGTATGTAAGAATTGCCTTTTCAAATACTTCCTTCATCGTTTTTCCTCCAATCCTCTGAAAATGACAACCATACTTGGAAAAGGAGCGGAATTTCTACTTCCGCCGAATTTAAGGCGTCCTTTTATGAAACGAATTTCCGAACGATTGTAGATATAATCGTGAAACCATCTCGTATCCGTTCTCGCCGGCAAAAGCATCACTACTGTATTTCCTTCAATGCTTGAAAAAAATCCACGGCGCACCCATTCTCCTATCTGCCTGCCATATGGCGGATTGCACCATATAGTTCCCATCCACGGCTTTTTCAGCCCATCTTGTTCCGGCGTATAGTAGTTTTCACATTTAGCGTTTTGGGGTAATGCGCAAACATCCAAGGTAAAATGGAACTCATCGTTTAACTGGTTGAAAAATTCCTGTGGTGTTTCCCAAAGATCTGTCCGACTAGAATACATCACATCTGTCATATCGCGTGCCTTTCTTTTTCTTTACAAACCACAAATTCGCAACGCCCATCGAGCGGGCAGTTAACGCAAGTCCGTGTATCCGTGTACGTTTCCACACGCTTTAAAATGCCGCATCTTCCAATATTTTTCGGCACATACGCCCCGCACGGCCATGTCAAGCCAGAGCCTGTCCGGCAGTCATCGTACTTGGTACAGTTTTCGCACTTCATTATTCCTCACGCCCTTTCGGCTTTGAGCGGTAGGCAATCCAACCGATATCAGAAAAGCAGACATATTCATTTTTCGCTTGAAGTTCTTCATCCTCTGCGGAAACAATCATCCAAAGTGGTGGAATTTGCGTGTGCGTCACAGGCACATAATTATCTGCAAATGTCACCCACACTGGCTGCCCATCCATCCGCCGTAATTCCTCCAAGGTCAGCGGCTGCGGGTTCTCGTGCTCCGCCTTGTACCTGTCGCGCTCTGCGGCCACCGTGGCAAGTTCGCCTTTGAGCTTCGTGTTGTCGATTTTTTCAAAGTAGAGTTCTGCGCACAATTGTTCAATGCGGTCCGCCGCTTCCGCTGTAATGCCTCCATGATTTTGGTATTGAGCGGAGTATGCGTTTAACCGCTCCACAATCTCTTTATCTGTCATGGTCGGCCTCCATTTCCATCTGCCCGTCACATCCTATAACCTCTTGAGTTATACCTACTCTATAAAAAATTTGCTTCGCCGTATCCGATACCATCGGTTGCGGCACATGTTCACCATACAGCCCACAAGCCACCCACTTTTTGGCCCAATCAGCTTTGCTGCTGTGGAAACCTCCATAGGCTTTGCATTTACGTAATTTCTTCTTCCCTCTGATAACCTCTACAAGATTGCAACACGTTCCGCATGTATTTTTATTTTCTCCAAAATACACATGCATGAGTTCAATCGGTTTGCTCATGCTCTGCCTCCCTTTCCTCCAGCGCGGCCTCGGCGGCTTCGCGGGTCAGTTCTGCCGTTTGGCCAATAACTCCATATGTCCCGTGGTTCCCATTATAATTTTGAGCCTTCACCTGCAAAACGCCATCGCGGCCAATGTAGAAACCGTCGCAAACATCTTCCTCATATCCTGTAATTTTATACCGGCCAGTTCCCATAAAAACAGGGTCCCCAATACTGCACGGAAGCACCACAAGCCGCCCCTCTTTCTCCGCCTGCGCCAGCTCGCGGAGGCGGTCAGGTGACATGCCAAGTGCCTGCCAAGCTAATTTTAGTGTGGCGTCCTCGTTAAACGCCTTTTTCATATCCTCCGGCTCAAGTCTGGTTTCTTCATAGGCGGCGAGGCGGTCAACCCAGTCTCCACTGTATTCTGTATCGCCAATTTTAAGCCGCCATTTCCCACCGTCAAAGTATGTATATCTTTCCATATCAATCCTCCCGTATGTCTCCGGCCAATTGCTCTGCCATGGCTTTTGCCACACCCGGGAATGTCTTTGCTCTGTTCTTTGCTCTATCCGTGGTAAACATTCCTCTGTGCTTTTCCCCGTGCTTGTTTGAATAGGATCCAGAAGGGCACCATGTTCTTTCCGGCATTACAATGTTTGTTGGCATCAACAGCGGCACACCGCGCTCCCACAGCAGCGTCTTTTTGGTAAATGGATGGCCGTATTCATATGGTTGGATTGCCTGTGATGGTTCGGGATACTCAAAAACCCTGCTAGGCGTAGGGTTTTCAATCACTACTTTTTCACAGTCAGCCGCCCATATCGCTAAAAACAATGCTTTGCCGCACAGGCCGTCATAATAACGCTCGATATTCAGCTTTCCGCCTTTCCAAAGATGGCGAGCGCCTGCGTTGCTTGTTTTTGTGCACGGCGGGAATGCGATAATCATGTCCCATCTTGTTTCAATGCTGTGCTCGGTCCCGTCCATAGTCTTAAAACTGCAGTTCCCATTCAGCAAAGGCAGAACGTTCTGCATGATGTGCCATTCCGGGTGCCCTCCGGAACAGGGTATAATGTCGCAGCTGTAAGCTTCATGACCTAGCCTCCGCAGTTCAATCGTTACTGCCTGGCTTTCTTCGCAGGCTACTAAAATTTTCATTGTGAACCCTCCCTAAGCTGGCCGTAGCTGCAAAAATCGTATGGATTTTCTCTGTCCATATGATGGGAACACCATCCTAATCGAGGTTTGTTATAGTTTCGGCACTCCCGGCAGTAGCACGCGCCGGCCGCATGCACCGGGTCGATGGTTGGGGCGTCCTCTATGTCTCCGACATCTACCACTTGCACATATCCGCACTGTGTATCTGCTTCCCATGCTTTTTCTGTCAGCGCCTTTCGGCTTATCAAATCAGCCATTGTCTTTCTCTCCAATCACATCGGCTCTACGCCCATCTTTTCGTTAAATTGTTAATTGCTCAAAATCAGCAGTCTGTTCTTCACGTGCCATAGCTTGCAGCATTTTGCTTTTGGCAAGCGTATAAATCCCCTTGTCCACCTCAAACCCATATGCGCTTCTGCCGAGTTCATACGCCGCGCGTAAGGTAGAACCGCTGCCTGCGCATGGGTCTATTACTACATCCCCCACATCGGTGAATATTCGTATCAGCTTTTTTAACAGCTTTACGGGTTTCTGCGTCGGATGTATTTTGGGATAAAGCTTCGTGTTGTCATTCTCCCATGCAAACCAGTTATAAATCATGCTGCCATCATTGTTGAATTTCGGAAGCTTGTCCCGGTACAAAACAACCGCAAACTCCGTCGCTCCAACAATTCGCATGTTGGCTTTTAAGACCTGTGCCGAATAATTTTTGATAAAAAATAAAGGATAGCTCTTTTCAAACCCGTACCGCTTCCCGTATTCGCTCACCGCCTGCATTTGCTCGTATGCGCAGAACACAATCATTGCCGGAGCCTTTCCGCGTTCCTTTGGCTCTTTTACAAGCATCCGGCTGCAAAAATGCATGTACTCGGCAATTTTAAAGCGCCCGTCTGTATTAAAAAAGCTCTTTTTAGCAAGCTTGCTCTCTCCGTTTGAGTTATCACCGCCGTTATACCACATGGGATTACTCGCATATGCGTTCGTTCCGATATTGTACGGTATGTCCGCGATTATCAATTGCGCCTTTGGTATGTTGTACCGCCTATAATTTTGATAGTTGTCATGGTATAGTTCACATTTCAGTGTGTTTTCTTTTGCAGTGTTCACAATGGAGCCACCCCCATCTTTTCATATGCAACCACTATCGCGTGTCTCATTTCATCGGTGAACGTATCTCTTCCGCCCTGTGCAAGGATCTCCAGCAGCTCCGTGCGCATCCGCGTATAAAACGTTCCGACCTCTCGCTCATCAAGCTCAAGCTCTATTGCTGCGTTGTAGTGCGCCAGCGCCATGGCTTCGCACACAGCGTCGATTCCTTCACGGATTCCGGAGTTCTTTGCACGGGCAAGCATAAGCGCAAGGTTTTTGCTCATTCGGCCCACATCCTTGTTACAGTGATTTCTGTTCTCGGGTCAACTTTGTCCACATGGCCATACACAACAAGTGCGATATGAGAAAAATCATCGTCCTTTATTACACCAGCTTTTGTAAGACCGTCCAGAAGTAGTTTTCCGCAATAGTTGTCCGCATCGTGCCTGCGCTTGTCAGGGAAAAAATAGTCTATGCGGACAACGGCTCTTTCTGGCGCTTCCTTCACACCCGCGGCCTTGCACGCCCACTGCACTGTCTCTGTCCACTGTTTTTTGGACCTTCGATATTCCCAGCTGTTTAGCCGTCCCGCAAACCGATTTAAACTCGGTGGCACGCCTTTTAAAACAATTTTCATTCGCTCCTCCTCGTTTCGATCACGGAAAAATGCTGCTTTTCCCGGTCATACCACAACGGAATAGCTCCACACTTTCCGGTTTTGTTTTTCGCCACAATCGCCGTGTATTCCTCTTTTTCTTCATCGTTGTGCAAAAGGACTATTACGTCCGCATCCTGTTCAATCTGCCCGCTTTCCCGTAAATGCTCCATTTTAGGTACTTCTGTACCTCCGCGATTTAACTGGCATAACGCAATTACAAGCAAATTGTTTTTCTGTGCGATACGATGCAAGGCCATCGACATCTTTGTAACACGCTCATACAGGCTATTTGTTCTTTCTCCCGGGTCCATCAGCCCTAGATAATCAATAACGATCGCATCGTATCCATGAGCCACTGCAAGCGCTTCCATTACCGCAGGCGAATATACCGTATCAACTACATCCACCTTGTATCTGGATAAAATATCTATCGCTTTCGCCTCTCGCTGTGTATCCCATGAGATCTCATTGTCCATTACATCCACAAGCCTGTATCCTCCGGCGCAAGCTACAATACGTTCTGAAATCCCTTCGTAGTTCGTTTCAAGGCTAAAGTACAATACTTTCTTTCCAGCGCGTGCAATGTTTAAAGCCATTTGCAGCGAATATGCTGTTTTACCAACGCTTGGCCGTGCGCCTATCACGAAAAAGTTTCCCGGCTTCACACGCACAAAATCTTCAAGCCCAAGCCCTGTTTTTATGTATTCAGGCTTTTCTCCTTTTCGATGCGTTTTCAGAAAGTCTACAAGCATCTCCGGCATCGTACGTATCTTTACGCGCCCCCCGCCTATGGTAAGGCGCGCAATATCTCCGGCACGCTCTGCAATTTCCTGTGTGGACAGTTTCCCGGTTGCAATTTCAAGCGCGATTGTAGCCGCTTTCATCTGCACCGCTTTTTCCTTTACGTGTGCTATATAGATTTCACAGCCGGATAAACTCGGCACTGTGTCGGCGCAGGATACCAGCAGCTCCGCGTGTGGCAGTCTCGACACTGTGACCGCATCCGCACGACCGTACTTTTTCCATACCTCACGAAGCTCACGAAAAGCATCCCCTAAGTCCAAATCCGTGAAATCGTCTTCAGAAAGCCGCGTTAAAACCAGGGCAGCGCATTTATCATCACGTACCGCACACCCAAGCACGGCCCGTTCATCGTTTGTACTTGTCGTAATACTTGATGCCGTCATTCTTCTGTTTCACCTCCATCTCGTCCTCCCATCTGCGCTGATTCAGCCATGTAGATGGATGCGGGATATATTGGCCATTGTCCCGCTGCCATTGCTCCGACTTCTTTTGCACCTCGATGGCTTTGAGCATTGTATCAATAAGCGCTTCGTCCGGCTCCAGCTTTTTGAACGCTTTAACTGCATTTGCCTTTGCTGTATGTCTAGGGTATGCATTCCAAAACCGTTCGAAATCCCCTTTAGGGGATATAGGGGTATTACTCTTCTCTCCTTTACTTTGTTTTGAAATGTCAGCATTTTTCTCGAAAATGTTTACATTTTTTCGCTTTATGTCAACATCCTTGCAAATTTGGGTAACGTTAACTAAGAGTATGCTTTCATCGACTTCGAGAACTTTACGGCGGCTGACGGCCTCGAAATACCTTTTCTGTATCCCTCGCGAGGTCAATACATGGTATTTGTCATATTTCTCTTTGTCGAACATACCCCGTCTGACAGAAGCCTCAATAATTTCGGAAACGACGCCCCCACCCAGCCCGACCTTTCGGGCGAACAAAAGCGCAACCTCCTCTGTCCATTCAATGTAGTAACCCGCCTTGCCGTATATCTCTTGCAGCAAGTGAACGACTACACCAAATCCTGTCAAGCCAAACTCTGCTTCTATCAGTTCCATTTTGGCATCCATGCTGACATCAAGCGGAAAGTAATCTATCCCGCTTTTTATCATCTTCTGCCCTCACTTTAAAATGGCAAATCTTCTGAATCGTCAATCACCGCAAAATCATCCTGCTGCACATCTGCTGCAGCGGCATTTGTTTTAAACGGCTCCGGTGTACGCTGTGCGCCCGTCTGAGACGTTCCGCGTTGTGCGCCATCATCTTTCCCACCTGCAAAATGAACGCCTTCTGCGACCACCTCAAAGGCCGTGCGCTTGTTCCCGTTTTTGTCCTCATAATTACGGGTCTGGATGGAACCGTTCACGGCGATGAGGTTGCCTTTGTGGAAATACTTGCAAACAAATTCCGCAGTCTGGCGCCAGACCACGATGTCGATAAAGTCTGCTTTGCGCTCTTCACCGGCACGCACAAAGCTGCGATCTACCGCGATGCGGAACGTGCATGTTGCAACTCCACTCGGTGTGTGGCGCAGTTCGGGTTCAGCCACAAGGCGCCCCAGCAAAGCTACTACGTTCAATCCCATATCAAACGTCCTTTCAAAACTCAACTTAAAACTTAACTTGAAACTGTACTTTACAAATCACAGATAGTTTTTGTAAAATTCGCGGATAAAATCTTCTTTGCTCCATCCGTATTCCTGCATCGCCGCTTTTTGCGCAGCCTGCTGGCAATAAATCCTTGCCTCTCTGTTTCTGTGTACTGCATCCGGCCCGTATTCGTGGCACCTGACATGGCATAGAGGAACCCAAAGCCCAAGACGCTTGCTCTTTTCGCGCATCGCTCCGCCAAAGCATTCATGCCTGTCAAGCTTTTCATCCTGTCCGCCGCACAAAAAGCAGCAGTCTGTATCAAACGTCACAATGCTGGGCGCGTATCCGTTTTTATCGAGATTCTTCACCGTGGCTCCTCCTTGATGCGTGCCAGTTCTTCCGGTGTCATCGTCTCTATTCCAAGGTCTTTGCACTCGCTGACAATGCCGTCTATCAGGACGCTCATTTCCTTAGTGGTGTATGTAGAGCTGCCAAGGTATACGCGGTAATATTGCGCCCTTTCCTCTGCCGGAAGCGTTTCATGCTGTTCGCAGTATTTGTACTGCCGCTTGAACATCTCAACGCTTTTATTTGGCACCTTTACCACAAATTGCTGGCCGTATCTTTTCAGCATCTCAAGATATACGCTGTCCTTGTCTGTGTGCAGCAAATCGGCCATCTGGCCCATAAGCTCCCACGCATACGCATTTGCGTCTTTGCTGCGGGCCTTTGTTTTACGCTTGATTTCTGCCACCATCTCCATGGCCTTGTCTTTCAGCTCATACGCAATCTGTGCGGCCTGCGCGCGGTTTTTCACGCGCAGGCACAGCCAGCACTCAAGTCCCATGTCAACGCGGCATGCATCAAATCCAATGCGCCTAACCATTGTTCGCAGCCTTTCTACATGTACCGGAGCAATACACAACCCCGTTGTTTGCCTCCTTGCTCTTTTGAGCTACAAACGGCGATACCATTTTCCCACACACTGCACATACATCTCCGCCGCCCACATTTCCAAAGGTATAAACTGTGCGTTTTGTTTTAGCGTTCTCAATGTTCAGTGCAGTGATTTTCCCGTCTGAAACAGCCATATATGTAACACGAAAACGGTCGTAGCATGTAAATCCACCCTTTGTATTCGGCTTTATCTCAACTCCATCGCCCGCTTTAATCCAGATAAATGGAGCCGTGTATAGCTCCCGACCGATTCCCCAGTTAAAACACGCGCGTTTAAAGCTGTCCGATGCCTCGCCCTTTTCCTTTTCGGTGTAGCTCTCTGTGCCGCAATCGCTTTTCCATACCCAGTCATTCCAGTCTGGCATCTTAATTCCAACCCGGCAGAACAAATTGCCTTTGCATTCGTAGTGCTCGCGTTGCCAATTCTCTGAGCCTACAATTTCGTCCAGGATTCGCATGTCGCAGCGTGCGTCTTTGTAGAGCAGCAGAGATACACCCTTTTCGCTTACGGTCGATATACGCGCGTCAACTTCATCGGCGCGCAAATCTCTGAATTTCATATGCACTCCTTATCCGGCCTGTGCAAAGCCTGTATCAATGCAATGCTCACAGCCTATTACATGGTCTGTTCCATGCCCGTAATAGATGCGCTCTCCGTCATATACCGGTGCGCCGCATTCCGGGCAATAAGACACCGGTTCTGCCTCCGCGTAAGGGTCAAACGCCGCGGATATTCCGATGTAATGCAGTTCAGGCATTTGACAAATCCTCCCCGGTGGTGTATTTTTTAAATAGAGTATTTTTCTCTGTTGCCTTGTCCGTGTTGGTAGCGCGGGCAGGGCTTTTTTTGCTGTATATGACACCTTCAACACCCGTGTAAGGGTCACGGCGTTTTCCGACCTGGAATATGTATCCCGCACGGTCAAGCTCGTTCAAACGCGGCCTTACTCGGTTCGGATCCGTAAAACCCATTCGCCTCATGATTTCCAGTGCCGTGCCATCGCCACGTTCAAGCTCTGCCAAGATAGCCGCCTTTCGCCCGCTTGGGTCAAACTGTTCAAAGCTCTCCCGCCGCGTTTCATGCGTTATTTTCATGCTTGTCCTCCTCTCCCACAGCTATGTACCCACCAATCCCAGCCAGCACCCCCACCAGCCCAAACGCCAGCGTTGCAAGTCCCGGCAGCATGTCCGAGTTGCCACGGCCAATCGCCTGCAAGCCGTCCAGCACGGGCAGTACGGATGCAACCAGCACCACCTTATAGATAAGGCTTGTCCAGCCGCGCAGGCCGCGCGGGAGGCGGAGGCAGAACGGATTAGGCTCCTTGCTACGCAAATACTCTCGCAAGTTGCTCGCATGTGATTTCACCGCCAGTCAGCCCCTTTCTCCACAATGTAGTTACGGAAACGCCCATAATTTTTGCGGCCTCTTCTTGCTTGTACACAATTTTGTCTGGAAACATCCGGTCTGCCGTTGCTCTGATACGCTCTAATGTTGGGTAAAATAGTTCTTTCTCGCGCGGCATCGTACCGTCTCCTTTCTGTCCGTTTTATGGGACATATTTCCTGCTATTCTGATTATGCAGACTTCTCTGTTAGTTTAAAGGTGGCTGCATCACCGCCTTTATGCTATACTGAAAGCCAAAAAGGGGATGCTTTTATGGTTGATTTTGACAAAATATTCTTGTCCAAGTACGACTTAAAAATAATGAATGCTGTTCGTTTTGGTGCTGTTGTCAAGTTGCATGTTGCGTTTACCGAGCAATTGCTTTCTGTTGATTTTATTGCCCCATACGCGTTTTCAGAAACACAGGATGAATACGTCATTACTGATGCAGGGCTACGATATTTAGAATACTTGGAAACGAAGCAACAGGCCGAGGAACAGAAAAAGCGCGAAGAGGAAAAGCATCAACGCTCTGCCCTCAAACTGGAGTGGGTTTCAATCATTATTTCAAATCTGATTGCTCTCGCGGCTCTTATTGTTTCCATATTGAAATAACAATGGCTATAAGCAAAAGCAGAATTGGTGTAACATATAGCCATGCGGGTGGTCTACGCATATCCTCACTCCTTCCCATTCTTCTCTGCGATTAGCTCATCGAGCGCGGCGGCCTACTTCATCATCTCGTCTACGGTTTTGCCGAAGTAGGCAGCTACTTTACGGGCGTGCTCAATCTGTGGCGCTGTTTTTCCGTCAAGCCAATTACGAACAGTGCTACAACTAACCGAAATGTCTTTTGCTAATCGATAATTACTAACTTTGTTTTTTTCAAGTAACCGTGCAACATTATCCGAAAACGCCAATATATACACCTCCTTTTTGGTATAATTACCAATTGTATTTGCTGCAAAATTGGAGTACTCTAATAATATGGAGTAAACAAATACGCTCGGCAGTTTTAACCACTATTTCTTGGGTTTGTCGGCCTTAAGATTTAGAGTTTATTTGGCTATGCTCCAATAATACTCCAATTGCATTGATTGTGCAATTGGCAAATGCTCCAAACTTATTGGAGTATAATTGGAGGTTTTGTATGTTTTGTGGAGCATTGTTGGAGCAGCTTATGAAAGAGCGCAATTTTACAGCTTACAGATTATCTAAAATAATTGGATGTTCTCAAAGCTCTATAGCAAACTGGATTTCCGGGAAAAATGTTCCCAATTATGAAAACATATCAGCATTAGCTGATGCGTTAAATGTCTCCGTGGACTATCTTTTGGGAAACGAAGAGACTCACGCTGCATATGAAGATGATGACGAACTCAATGAAATATTAGAAGATGTGCGTCGCAGCCCGGAATTGCGCACTATGTTTTCGATAACAAAAAAAGCCACACCTGAACAGGTGCGGCAGTATATTAAAGTAATTAAAGCCTTGCGAGGTGGAGATGATGATGAATAGCGTTTTTGTCTGGGTAAAGGAGCTGCCTTACGGTATGAATGCGGCTACACTGCTTGATGAAGACGGAAACTACAATGTCTATTTGAATGCAAGGCTCGATTTCAGCGCTCAACGTAAAGCGTATGAACATGAAATGGTACACATTCGGCGCGGAGACTTTTATAACGATTTGTCGATAGCGGAGGCCGAAAACATATAGCTACGCCGCGAGGTTTCTGGAATGTATATAGACAAAGCCGTGTGGCTTTGCCGGGAGATATAAAATATTGCTGAAAACAGTTCTCTGAAAGGTGGTACATCATGCCATACACTTCTCAAAATGTTGTTGTAAGCATTTTTCTTACGCTCGTCTCCTATTTACTGCCCGTGTGTTGCGTTGCCGGATGCATGAAAAAATCGCACAGTAAAAAGTGGGTGTTCGGCGTAGTTGTAGCATGCATTCTTCCCGCTTCAATCTTATTGGCTGTACTGCACTTTGCATCCGGCGTTTCACACAATGCCTCTCCCGCTTTAATTTGGGGTTGTATTGCCTTCGCCATGCTCTCTGCGCGTAATGATGTAATAAAAAAGCGGGAATACGACGAAGCTTCACAATCGCCTGAAGCTGAAACAATCGAGCAGAAAAAGGATACAGAGCCAGTTCCGATGAGCAATGACAATTTAGATCCTTTAATGAATAAGCAATTGCAAGAACAGAACAAAAATGAACATCCTAGGCAAGAAACTCAAGTTGCTTCTCATGTTGATGCACCCACATCGAAACCGGAATTTAATTGCGCTTTAAAAGCCAGTGCGTCAGACGATACAGCCGCACCAAAGCAGCACGCTACATTCTGCCGTTATTGCGGTACGAAATATGGACCAGATGATACGATTTGCCCCGGATGCGGAAAGCGCGTACGAATTTCTTTTAAAAGCAAGAACTCAAAGAACTCGCGGATTCCTTTTTTTATCTCTCTCGCTGTCAATGTTGTCCTTATTATTTTCTTCGTTCTGTTTGTCTCCGCATATGAAAATGAATACTCCTCTTTACAGGCGAAATACGATTCATTAAACACAAAATATTACAATATTTCAAAAGCCGCTGAACAGCGTCTTGAAACAATAACTGAATTAAAACCGTATAAAGAAAAGGCCGATTTTCTTGATGAATACATCGCATTCGTTGTTTCCGATGATGCATACGCTTACCATACCTATGATTGCCACTTCTTCCAGAACTGTGATTCATTTTGGGCATATAACATTGAAGCCGCACGGTCAAAAGGCTATTCCCCATGCAAAGTTTGCCACTAAACCATACGAAAGGACATTTCCATATGAAAGAACAATACATGGACACCGAAAAAGCCTCCGCAATCTTGCAGGAGCGTGATTATGTCAAGCGCGACGCTATGATCGACGCGCTCACCGAGGAAGAAGCAAAGCTCCTCTGCAAGTTTCTGCTGGAGTTTGTTCCGCGCAGAGGTACGCCAAAGGTCAGCGTCAGGACGATTAGCTGACAAATAAAAGCGCCCCACGGCGGCAACCGTGAGGATAAATACCCACACATTACACGCGTGTGAATAAAAGTAAAATGGTGGTGTTCTAATTGGCAATTCGTGATTTACGTGAACGTGCCGGGTTAACCCAAGCTGAGTTAGGCCAAGCGCTTAATATCACACCAACTACAATAAGTCGATATGAGACAGGAGAACGTGGAATCGACGCCGAAACCGCCAAACTTATGGCTGATTTCTTCGGTGTTTCTCTGGATGATATTTATGATTATCATTCCACGAATCCCCCTAAAAATGACACATTATCTACAGGAAACACCATTATTCAAAAACTTTTGGAAAAATCCATGGAATCATTTCTGATGGCAATTGAAGTATACAATAAGCCTACGATTCATTATCGTGTCGAAGGATTTTCCCTATTCATATGTAACGCTTGGGAACTCTTGCTCAAAGCAAGGATGATTGATACATTAGGAGAAAATTCAATTTATTATAAAGACAACCCAAATCGTACACTCTCCCTTGAAAATTGCATTTCAAAAGTATTCACTAACCAAAAAGCACCTTTACGGCGTAATTTGGAAAAAATCATCGAACTACGCAATATAAGTACACATTTCATTACAGAAGAATATGAGATGGTATACGTCCCGCTGTTCCAATCCTGTGTTTTCAATTATACGGAAAAAATACAAGATTTCTTTTGTATCGACATGTCACGACGTGTCCCACAAAATTTCCTCACATTGACCGTAAGTATGCGCCCTTTGGACATTGAGGAAGTACGCGCAAAATACCCAGCAGCATTAGCAGACAAGCTTATCCAAGCAAATCTCGATATTCAAAAAGAATCTGTTACTGCGAATAACGCTGCTTTTGCAATTCGAATTGAACATTATCATTATCTTACAAAAGACAGAAATCAGGCTGCATCCGCTCTTCGGTTCGACAAAAACGCCAAAACAAACGGTGTCGTTATTAAAGAGGTTCAGGATGTAAGCAATGCTTATAGCTACAATGCCAAACGTTGCATCGATCAAATCAACCGAAAATTGGCAAAAGATGGATTCAATATCCAAATTAACAATTACCATTTCTTGTTGTTCGTAAAGTATTATGGAATAAAATCAAATCCTAAACTCTGTTATTGTTATCGCATTCAGAAACAACCTCTGTACAGTTATTCAATGGCAACGATTGATTTGATTGTTTCAGAAATTGAAAAAGACGCAGAGAATATTCTCCGCGTCTTAAAGGAAAAAGTTCAAAAAAAGAAGGAGACCCCAGGGGCAAAGGATTCTAAGCATTAAGCCTACTCCCATTCGGGAACCCAGCCTTATTCCTTCACGAGCCTTCCTCTTGTCTATATTATATGCCGTGTGTCTCTTTTTTTCAACCAATACTACCAAATTGGAAAGATTTACTATGTGATTTTTACACAAAAACGCCTCGGCGTGGGAGCACCGAAGCGTTTATATAGAACAGCTTACCCTTGGAGGATAATCCGCCCCAACAATCGGATTATACCACCTCCAGGGTAGGCTTGGCAAGTCATACCTTGGAGGGGCGACCGCTCCTCTGCGAAAAAAAAAGGAGCGTGAATTGAAATTGGCACGCAAGAAACTTACAGATGGCATGCGGCAGAAAGAAAATGGGGTATGGGAGTTACAGGAAACCATAAACGGGAAACGCCGCTCATTCTCTTCTCTAAATCCAGTTGAAGTGATACGTAAGCGGGATATGGCTCGGGCAGAAGGTGCAGCAGAAAAAATTTTGGGCATCCAGACGGACGAAAAGCCTAAAGCGCCGCTTTTTGAAGAGGTCGCTGAAATATATGATGGTCAGGTATGTGAAATGAAACACGGAACACAAATAGCATACCGTCCAGCGCTCCGACGCGCTAAGGCATATTTCAAAGGCATGCGCATAGATGAAATTGAGCCGTACATGGTAACACAGTTTCTTAAGTCAATCAGCGGAATGGCTCAATCGACTGTATCAAATCAAAAAACTGTTCTTAATTCGATTTTTCAAATATGGATTGATTCTCCCGAGTGGGCGGGGTTCAGAAACCCGGCAGACCTTGCCAAAATGCCACGAAAGCTAAAAAAGGGCAAGCGAATGCCTCCAAGCGACACGCAAGTACAAATAGTAAAGGACAATCTGGACGATCTGGAAGCGCTCCCGGCGGTTGTATATTTATGTACCGGCGAACGCCGTGGAGAAGCCTGTGCAATACAACTCCGTGATATCGACTTTGAAGAAAACTTGATTGATGTTTCAAAGTCTGTTGAGTTCATCGGGAACCGACCTCACATCACTGTTACAAAGACAGAAGCGGGTGTTCGCACTGTACCGTTGCTCTCACCCCTAAAACAAGCCCTACAACAGCTTAGAAGCATGTCACCCGAGACTTATATCATCGGGCTTAAAGAAACGCCTGTAACGGCCTCTGAGTACCGTAGAATGTGGATACGCTTTTGGCGTAAACATGGAATGGCGCAGCCTATCGAAAGAACCATGCGCAGGAAGAGGAACGGACGCGAAACAACAGTATCGTACACTGATTGGAAAGCCGACATATGCGCCCATCAATTTCGCCACGAGTATGTTTGCATGCTGGCCGAAGCAGAAGTCCCGGAAGAAATAGCGATTTTACTTGTTGGACACGCAAATGCCAAAATGATTCACGAAGTATATTTGGCTCTCAAACCAAGCATGGTTCATAGTGCGAGAAATAAATTAAATGAACTTTTGAATACTAAAAGCCAAGAAAACAACACTTAAAAGCAGCATCCAAAGCACTTTTTAAAACCGATTTATTGCAGACCTTTTGCAGACTGCGTTGTTTTGCCTTGATTTCAAGCCGTTTTAACAGGCTTCAAATCTCAATACTCCGACCATTCG